AAATTGGTAAGGGATTCAAACTTACTGATGAAGTTCGTAACTACGTATCTCTGGATGTATTGGCAATCTACCTTCGTGACTTCGGTGTTCAGCTTGGTTATGCAATGGATACTCTGGCAATGGATGTTGTTATCAACGGTAACAAACCTGATGGTTCAGAATCTGCTCCGGTTATCGGTGTATATGAAACTACGAATGGTATCACTTACAAAGACTTGCTACATATCTGGGTAAGAGCTGCTCGTATGGGACGTAACTTTACTACTATGATTGGTGGTGAAGACCAGGCAATCGAAATGCTGAACTTGCCAGAATTCAAAGAACGTCATTCTGGTACAACTGAAGCTACACTGAACGTGAAGTCTCCGGTACCTAAGAATGCTAACTTCTATATTCACCCGGGAACACCTGACCAAGGTTTGCTGTTGATTGATACAACTGCTGCTTTGATTAAACTGACTGCAAAACAGTTGATGCTTGAATCAGAAAGAATCGTATCAAATCAGACTCAGGCAATCTATGCTACTCTGACTACAGGCTTCTCTAAGATGTATCAGGATGCTGCATTGATTCTGTCTGCAGAGAAGAAGTTCTCAGAATTTGGATTCCCCGAATTTATGAACATTGACCCGTATCTCTTGGTTAACCTTGAGTAATAATACACCTGGTTTATTTTACAAATAATTCCATTTCTTGATGGGGTAGGTTTTGCGAGGACCTACCCCTAATTTTAAACATCTAAAAACTTAGTAAAATTATGGATAAATATAAAGTAACTGTAGGTGCTAAAGCTTACAGCTTCCATGACCAATCTACAGGTATTACAATTTGTAGAGGAGAAGAAAAAGAATTGAGTGCTCGACAGTACAGAACTAAAAAGATTCAGATGGCTTTGAATTCAGGTCACCTGCGTTTGGTTCTTGATAAGAAAGCTGTCGACAAATACTCCAATGATGACATCGATAAGTTGGAAAAGAAACTGAATGCTCAGTTCGAAAAAGGTATGGAAATCAAAAAGATTGCCAAAGCCTATACTCTCGAAGAAGCAACCCTTATCGCTGCTCGTCACGAAATTGTTGCCGACAAAGGTGATACAGTTGAAACTTTGATTCAGGTTCTGTTGGAAGAGTTCGAAGAATCTAAAAAATAAGATACCATGGACAATCTAGACTTTGTAGCTATTGCGAATGGTCTGGAAGTTTCATTTAGAGTATTAACCAAAGTCCCAGCCAAGGCCATTTTTGACTGGGACTTTGGTGATGATAAGGGGTCCGTTTATGATGTTAAACAACCTACTTATACTTATGAAAAGTCCGGATTCTATACAGTAGCGTTGAACATAACGAACTCCGAAGGACTTAACTTAAATGCAACTAAAACCATAATTGTAAATACCGAGTCCAAAACTACATTAACTGATAGTATATATAACCTAATCAATTATTACATTCCTTCAGAAATCTCAGATGGTATGTCATCAGAAGAGAAAGCAATGTACATAACTAAATGGCAGTTATATATCCAACCGCTAGTAAATCATATTATCCCACTGGATAAATATAATGATGAGTTAATGTATGAAGCTCTAGAAAACCAATTAATTATGGAATTGGCAGCATGGGATTATCTCAATGTTAAGCTCCTTAATTTATTAACAAGTACAGGAGAATACCTAAGTCAACTTACTTCAACCAAAGAACAAGTTGGTGATGGTTCTTCTAAACCGGAACAAGCTCGAGGTGATAGAATCAAACAAATCACAACTGGGCCTACTGAAGTACAGTACTATGATACACTTGCCGATGCAACATCTTCCCTATGGAAAACATTTTCTCAAGCAATGCAACCTGGTGGTATCATAGACGAGTTAAGAAAAAACCTTTGTATGTTAGCTGGACGATTGGAAATCTACTTACCATTCTGTGACCAATCAAGTCATGTAGTAGTTCCAAGAGTAGTAGACAGAAGAAGACCTGGATTAATAGATGGGCCAAACCCCAGCTCTCCAGTAAAACGTAATGGTAGAACCTTAATTAGAAAACGATGACCAAGACTCCTCATAGATTGGTTAAGAACCGGTCTTGGGATAGATACAAGAAGATTATAAATGATTTCTTGGATATAGATGCTGGTAGGCAAACTATAACTTGGGCAAAGAATGTAAATCAACTCCTAAGTCATGGAGAAGATGAAATCCCTAAATATTATAATATACCAATCGAGGCATTATGTTATTACAATGCCTTCAGAAACTGGCCTATTAATAAGGCAACAGTAACTGGAGAACTCGATGATGAGAATTTATCAATACTGGTTACTAAATCATATATAGAACAACTGGGACATTTAACTCCAGAAGGCTATTGGGATTTTAACTGGTCTGAAGATAGGTTCGTAATTAATGGTATTACTTATAAACCTTCTGGAGATACACAAGTTGCTCAGGCCAAGGATGAAGCATTAGTCTTCATGGTTATCCTAAAAAGGGACCGAGATACCAAAATACAATTCGTAGAATAAAATTGAAAAGTATATGGCAAAGATGTTAATGTTACGATGGAAACCAATTAATACCGGAAACGGTATTTGGTTTGACAGTAACCTGATTGTCTTGAACGGTACATCTGGAGTACATATTGAAAGTAAGAAAAGTAATTTAGACGTTACTACATTTCAGTCTATGACTGGAGGTAAGTTCGTTACTTGCTTTCAAGATTACTTTGGAGAAGTTTGGGATAAGATAATACCTCATCCGGGTATTGGCCAGGTGATAAAATTCCGTATCAATCAACTTCCAGATTATGCAATAATCAGGGGTGATATTGAAGACGGGGGAGACCCAGACCCAGAACATCCAGATATTCCAATGAATGCCTTCTGTGGAAAAGAAGGAGAACCATTCAGAGATAAGAATTCTGACTTCTTCTGTGGTAAGCAAGTAATCAATCCTTAAAATAATAACAATATGTACGTAAGTAAGTATTACACAAATGAAGAAATTGACCAAAGACTTTTACAAGGTTATTTTGATGACTTCGTAAAGGCCGGGTTTGCTGGAACTATTAATGAGTTCTGGGCATTCGTTCTTTCTATTGCCAATAAGGTAGATAAGAGAGAAGGATACGACTTATCTAAAAATGACTTCACGGATAAACTCAAAGAGAAACTGGAAGGCATTGAAGAAAGAGCAAACTACATCACTAAGCTTTCTCAGTTGGAGAATGATACTAAGTTCCAAACTGAAGAACAGGTAAGACAAGCTATCAGTGATTTGATTGATGGTGCCGATGATGCACTTGATACATTAAAGGAATTGGCAGAAGCATTGGGAAATGACCCCAACTTTGCTACTACAATTACCAACAAATTAACGGATTTACGTAATGCACTGACAGATGAAGTTAACCGAGCTAAGGAGGAGGAAGGGAAACTGAGTACCCAAATTAGTGAGGTTAACTCTAATTTCGTTAAGGCAGTGGATTTACTTAATGATAAAATCGACACTGCAGTTACTAATCTTATCAATAAGATAGATAAGATAGAAGCAAAAGTCGATAAGAATACTGCTGACATTGCAGACCTCAGAAATGAAACTACTGGTTCATTGGCAGAAGCTAAGGCATATGCTAAAGACTTGGTAGATAAAGAAGCTGAGCTTCGTAAAACGGCTGACGATGCTTTATCAGAAAGTATTCACCAACTGAATACATTGCATATCAATGATAAGGCAGAGCTCAAACAAGACATTGCTGCAGAAGCCCAATTGAGAGCAAATGCAGATGCAAACATTCAGTTGAAACTCACTGAAGAAATCACTAATCGTCAAACTGGTGATGCTGCCTTAGAAAGTAAACTTTCTGATGAGGTAGTAAATCGTAAAGCTGCCGATGAAACTCTTCAGAATTCAATTACCAAAGAGGTAGCTGACCGTACCAATGCAGATAATACCCTCCAGGTAAACATTGATAAAGAGGCTCAAGCTCGGGAATCTGCAGACCAGGTTCTTCAGACTAATATTAATTCTGAAGCTGCAACTCGTACTGCTCAGGACCAAATCCTTGACCAGAAGATAACTGCCCTAAGTGAAAAGACTGATGGTGATAAGTCCGATGTACTTGCTGCAATTGAAGCAGAGAAGGAAGCTCGTATTGCTGCAGATGCTGACCTTAATTCCAAGAAGGTAGATAAAAGAGAAGGTTATTCTTTAACTAAGAATGACTTTACAGATCTCTTGCTTGCCAAACTGAATGGAATCGAGGAACATGCTAATTACATTACCTTGGTATCACAATTGGCAAATGATGCCGGTTATCAAACTGAAGCAGAAGTAGAGGCAGCAATTGAAAAGATTATTGGTTCTGCACCAGAAGTACTTGATACTCTGGAAGAGATTGCTAGGGCATTAGGTGATGACCCTAATTTTGCTTCAACTATCACCAAGAAGTTGGCAGCAATTACAGAAAAGGTAAACCAAGAGATTGAAGACCGGGAAGCTGCTGATGTAGCCCTCCAGGCAAATATAACTGATGAAGAAACCGCAAGAACAGAAGCAGATGCTGCTCTTAAGGAAGAACTTAAAGAGTATGTAGATAACTCGGCTGCTACTGGAGATACTGCTCTTCAAGTAGTTAAAGATAACCTGGCAAAAGAAATCCAAGACCGTAAAGATGCTGATGCTATCTTGCAGGCAAATATCGACAAAGAAACTGTTGATAGAAAGGAAGCAGATAAAACCCATACCGATAACATTGCTGCTCTTACTCAGAGAGTTTCGGATTTGGCTTTATCAATGCAGGATGCTATCAATACAGTTAAGAACGAATTGACTGCTCAGGTAAATGCTAATACCACGGCTATTGCTACTAACCAAGCAAATATCACAAAGAACTCTGAGGCAATCACTGCCATGAATAAAACCATTGCCGATAACTACAAAGAAGTTAAGGATATGGTTAATGAGGAAATTGTAGACCGTACTAATGGCGACAGTAATCTGAGTTCTCGTATTGATACTACCAACATTGCTTTGGGTACAGAAACAGCTGAACGTAAGGCAGCAGACCAAATCCTTCAAGTAAACCTGGATAAGGAAATTGGAGACCGTAAGTCTGCAGATACTGCATTGGAAACTGCTATAGACGGCAAGATTCAAACTTTAACGGTTGAAGTTGGTGGGCAATTAACTATCCTTACTAATAAGATTAATGGAGAGATAGATGAAAGGAGAGGTGCTGATACTTTATTAGAAGAGAAGATTAATTCCCTAAAGAAAGAATCTAATGAAAAGGTAGATGAACTTAAAACAAAGGTAGAGGCTAATACGGTAGCAATCAATACTGAGAAAGACCGAGCAACCGCTAGAGAGAATGCTATACAGGCCAATTTGGATACTGCAATAGCAAATCATAAAGACGAAGTAAATGGTTTATCTAAGGATATCTCGGATGAAGCTAATGTTCGTTTAGCAGGTGATACTGCTCTTCAGGTAAATATCGATAAAGAAGTTACAGACCGTACCAATGCAGATACCTTATTAGATAATAAGATTGCCCAGGAAATCTCAGACCGTACAACTGCTATTCAGGGTCTTGAATCTAAGAAGGTAGACAAGGTAGATGGCAAAGTACTTTCTTCAAATGACTTTACTGATGCTCTTTTGAACAAATTGAACGGCATTGAAGAACATGCTAACTATATCACTAAAGTTTCTGAACTTCTGAATGATTCAGGATTCCAAACAGAAGCTGAGGTAGAAGCTGCAATTCAGAAAATCATTGGTTCTGCTCCAGGTGTACTGGATACACTTGAGGAAATTGCCAAAGCCCTTGGTGATGACCCCAACTTTGCAACAACTATGACTCAGAAGTTAAATGAGTTAACTACGAAGATTGAGACAGAAACTGAAAAACGAGTTGAAGGTGATGCTGCTTTAGATGCTAAGCTTACTACTCTGAGTACAACTCTGACTAAGACAGTAGAGGATTTAAGAACTTATGTTACTGAAACTCGTACTGAATTGTTGGCAAGAGCAAATAATCAAGATGCTCTTATTACTCAGAATGCTGCCAATATCCAAAGAAACTTGGAATTGATTCAAGGTATTCAGAATAACATTTCTGGTTCTTACTTGGAAGTTAAGGCTTTACTTGAAACCGAGATTGCTGCTCGTAAGGCAGAAGATATTCGGTTAGAAGGTAAAATCGACCAGAATACTGCAGACTTGGGAACAGAAAGAGAAGAAAGAAAGGCTGCTGATAAGGCTCTTCAAGATGCTCTAGATGCAGAAGAAGCTGCAAGAACTGCTGCTGATACTGCCCTGGGAGTTCGTATTGATACCGAAATTGCAGAACGTAAGTCTGCCGATAAAACATTGCAGGATAATATCACTGCAGAGGCAACTACCCGAGCAGAAGCTGATACTGCTTTAGGAGCTCGTATTGATAAAGAAGTTACAGACAGGGAATCTGCAGACACGGCTTTGGGTACTCGTATCGATAACGAAGAAGATGCAAGGGAAGCAGCTGATACTACTCTGCAAGAAAATATCACTGCTGAAGAGACTGCCCGTACTGAAGCTGATACTACTTTGCAAGAAAATATCGATGCCACCAATGCTCATACTATCAATACTCATCGTTTGGATTCTAATCCTATACTTAATGGTACTGATATCAAACTCGATGGCTATGTAAAGGCAACCGGTACTACTCCTGCAGATTTGGATGTAAAGGTAACAGATACTACTTCGGCAGCCTTTGGTAAAGTACAAAAACGTATCGAAGTAGATAAGGCAGATGCTGATTCTAAATTCAATAAGGTAAAAGCTGCAGTAGGTCTTACCAATGATTTGGGAATGCCAGCTCTTACTGATACGAATTATATGGGAGGTTCAGTTGATGTAGTTGATTCTTTGAAAAAACTTGATGCTCAATTAGAACCAATTATTATCCCGGCAGCAGCATTCAATATATCTGCTTCGGCAACCTCAGAAGAGATTGCAGCAGTATTTACTGATGAATTGCTTAATGAGATTGCAAATAACACTACACACCGTCCTTATATATTGGTAGATACCGGCAACAATTTCTATCAACAATTTAGATTGAGTTTACAACTTAGTGGTCCTACTACTGGTGCCATTACTTTGAGATTCATGTATGAATTGGCAGGTATGGAGTTTTACAGAGAGTTCAAGAGAACTGCTCAAGGTGCTTGGTCTATTTCTACAGTAAGAGCTGGTAAAATTCTTATCGAAGGAGATGTAGTAAATAACTTAACTGCAGGTGGAACTAAGGTACCATTAAGTGCAGAACAAGGTAAAGCTTTGAAGGCTTTGATTGATGGTCTTGGAACTGATACTTCAGAACTGGAAACAGAACTCAAAGAATTAATCCAAACTACAAAGACCACTTTAGAAGCTTCAATAGCTACCGAGGTTCAGAATCGAAAAGATGCCGATACTGCCTTAGACACCAAGTTAACTACGGCTATCAATAAAGAAGTTCAGGATAGAATTGCTGCTGATACTGCATTGGGTACTCGAATTGATAATGAGGTAACTGCAAGAACAGAAGCAGATGCTGCCTTGAAAACTGAATTAACCGAGGACATACAAGGAGTTCAGGATGCCCTAGATGCCTTCATTGCAACTAAGGCACAAGCTAGTGGATTAGCTTCTCTGGATGAAAATGGTAAAGTACCTTCTGAACAATTACCCTCATATGTAGATGATGTAATCGATGTATATGCAACATACGATAAGTCTCCTACTGGAGATCTTTCTAATATCTCTCTCTTTGCAGATGCCGACCATAATACACCAATAACGGGAGAGGCAGGAAAGATTTATCAGAATGTAACTACGGGAGAACCCGGTTATCAATTCAGATGGACTGGTACTACTTGGTCTCTGATTGTTTCTGGTGGAGTAGTAATTGGAGAGATTACTGGTACTGCTTATGATGGAGCTAAGGGTAAGACTACTACAGACAATCTTAATACTCTTATGGCTTTTAATCCTATACGATTAATCTCAATTGTTACAGATGCCTCTAAAGCTGCCATAAATTATGAAAGGGCAGATGGTACTGGTATCCAAGGATTACAAATTCCTACTGCATCATCTGCTAAAGCTGGTGTTATGGCTGCTGCAGATAAGGTTAAGCTTGATACTACTTTACCAAAACAAATCTCAGATGAGGTTACAGCAAGAACTGAGGCTATTAATGCTTTGCAAGGAGAATTGGCTGATGATATTGCTCAAGAGGTAGTAGATAGAAATTCTGCAATAGCTGCTGCTAAAACAGAACTCACTACTGCTATCAATAAAGAGGTATCCGACAGAAAAGCTGCAGATACTCAAGTAAGAACTGACCTTGAAGCTGCAGTTGAATTAGTTGCTGAAGACTTAAGAGGTGCAGATACTACTCTCCAGAATAATATCACTAAAGAAGTCAATGACAGAAAAGGTGAGATTACAAGAGTAGAGAAGTTAATTTCAGATGAAGCTGCAACAAGAGCTCAAGCAGATACTACTGTGAATGCCAAAGTAGATTCCCATATTGGTAATAAATCTAATCCTCATGGAGTAACTAAAGCTCAAGTGGGATTGGGTAATGTTAACAATACATCAGATGCAGATAAACCAGTATCTACTGCTCAAGCTACGGCTATTGCAGATGCCAAGGCTGCAGGTACCAATGCTCAAACCAATCTTACTACTCACATGCAGAACATGAGTAATCCTCATGGAGTAACAAGAGACCAGTTGGGATTGGGTACTACTGCTGAGATTATCTTTAAGAAGGTATCTGCTCCTTCTGGTTTATGGAAAGAATCTGACGAAAGACTTAAGACTTTCATTAAACCATTGGAACATACTCTCGATGAAATCTGCTCTATACCTACGGATTCATTTATGATTCGTGGTAATCACGATATAGGTACAATTGCTCAGACAATCGAAAAATATTTCCCAGAATTAGTTTCTGAGAATACGGTTAAACCTGAAACAGTTCCTAATCCAGAAGCCTTCGAAAAGGTAGAAAAGGATGGAGAAACCTATATCCTGGTTAAAGAGGTAGATTATTCTAAGATGTCAGTATTGGCAATCGAAGGTATTAAACTTCTGAAAGCCGAGATTGATGAATTAAGAGAAAAACTTTTGTTCACAAACTTAGATTAATATGGGTGAGATAGCAACATGGAGTGCTGTCAAAACTAAAGTAGGCCTTGGTAAGGATTCAAACGAATGCCCTACCAAGGCTGAATTGTTGGCACTCTCTCCTACAGGAACGGGAGAAAATTACGTTGGCTTGGAAATATCCAATGCCAGTTCCTATGGAAACAATGAAACCGTACAACTTTCTGATATTCATAAGGTAACCTATAGATATGCTTTTACTGTAGTAGACACAGTTTTAAACTTCCCAGCTTTGGGAGGGTATCCTACTCCTCGGTGGTTTGGTTTAGGTACTACTAAACAAAAACAGATAGATGGAGTAGCTATCGGAGATACTATTTCTGTGGGTTATACCAAATCTGCTTATCCGGACTGGATTGTTTATGATGAAGGTTATAAAGCTTCAGAAAATACAACTCTAAATCAACGTTCTGCAAGTTTAACCTTTACTCAGAATGAGTCAGGTAAACAGATAACAGTTCAATTTACTCAGGATGCAGGAGTTGAAACTTGGGAGTATACCTTTTCAGTTCAGAATCCAAATCTAAATTATACAGCTTTAGGAGGTTCTGCAACTCCCGCAATAGCAGGGTATAATTCATTTAAGCAAAGGTATATAAATGGTAAACCTGTGGGTACTAGTGTAGATGTAGGTTTTTCATCTCCTGACTTACCCTCTTGGATATTTATGGATGACGAGAATCACTATACTGCTTTAGAGAATAAATCAGAAAACTCCCGTTCTCAAGTATTTACTAGTACTCAAAATGAATCTGGTAAAAAAGTTACAGTAACATTTGCTCAATTAGCAGGTGTAAAAACTTATGGTACACCTACTGTATATTTAGGAAGCATTGCAGATATCCCTGCATCAGGAGGGACTGCAGTTACACCTACTTATACTTATTCTCAACTTTGGGGATGGAATGGTAAAACCAATGATGGTGGTACTATAAGTTCTGGAGCTTCAGTAGTATGGTCCGAAAATATCTCAGGTTCTAATCTTGGTACAACTGCAAAGGCAAGAACTAAGTTGGGAAGCCGTACATTAACCGTTACTCTTAATGGTAAATCTGGTAGTGCCTCAATCGATATATATCAGGCAGAGAATAAGATTACCAATACAAGTCAAGGTACATGGGTAGTTTCCATTTCTGCAAACCCAAGTACCTTTACCGAACAAGGTGGTACATCACAAATCTCTGCAAGTGCAAGGGCAAGTAGAACTAACCATTGGTCTTCAGGTGCAACTAATGCAGCATCCGATGCTACTGGTACTCCAACGTTAAGTATACCTACTGCAGTAACCGGATTCAGTTTATCAGGTACTACTTTGACTGTTGCAGAAAACACAACTGCAAATCAAAGAAGCGTAGTAGTAAGGGCAACTATGGATACCGTTTATAAAGAAGTTACGGTAACTCAAAGTGCATATCTAGTAGAATGGAGATATACATTAACTACTTCTACTCCAACGTTAAACTTTGATGCCTTAGGTACAACCAAATCTGGGACAATTAGTAGTTATCGTGAAAAATATATTAATGGTTCTTTAGTAGAAGGTTCACATGAAGGTGTTAATATCCAAGTTAAATCTACTTCTGCTGAAATACAAAGTGCTACTGCTGCTGTGGCTATTACCCTGAAAGAGAATACTACAACTCAAGCAAGAACTGGTACTGTAGTATATGAGCAGGTGGGTTCAGGCAAAACCGTAACCATTACTTGTAGTCAAGCAGCAGGTACAGTAGCCATTAGAGAGGAGTTGGTTATTAAAGAGAGTTTCCCTACAGCGCCAAATACTGGAGGAACTGTTAAAGCTTTAGTAAGGTCGGGTTATTGGGACGTGGTAAATGGTAAAGATACAGTTTGGCATGATGATACTCCTACTGTAAAAACTAAACCTAGTTTTGTAAGTAGTACCAATGTAACTTATGAACTTGGTGTAGGATATCGTATAAGTGCTACTATGCCAGAGAATACTTCTGAATCTCAACTTAGTGGTAGTTTAAACTTGGCTTATGGTAGTAAGACTTTAAGTCTTGGTGTAAAACAGGCAGCTGCAAGTGTTGCTTGGTCTTATGAGTTAAAAGTAAATAAGGGTACACAAGATTTAAATCAACAAGTACCGGCTAAGCCTAATGGTACTTATTCCTTTGCCATAAGTAGTAAAAGATATAAGATTATCAATGGTTCAGTTACTAGTCAGAGTGAAGATACTACTTGGACTACTTCTATACCAGGTTCTCCAAGTTGGATTCATGTAGAAGAGAATGGTAATACCCTTATCGTAAGTGTAGATGAGAATACAACAACTAGTAAAAGAAGTGCAGATATTACCATATTCCAAACGGGTAGTGGAGATACATCGATAACCTTGACCGTTGAACAACAGGCAGCTACGGTAACTACCAGGGATTTCATTGATTATGTAGAACCAATACCTTCTGGAGATTTTTCTGCATTGGAACAAGCTGTTACTGTTACACTTCAATCCTACAGAGAAACTTTAACGAATGGTACTGTAACCAATAAAGTTGCAGTTCAACCAGATTTTGATTTAGATGCTACTGTTACAGATTGGGCTTCAGTATCTCTTATTGGAGGTAATCCTCTCAATTACGAATATGATTTTGAGGTTTCTGTAAAAGAAAATACTACTAATCAAACTCGGTCTGGTAGTGTAATGTTTTATAATGGTGCTGCCGAAGTAGAGAATGGTTGGGCATTTACTCAAGATGCTGCAACAATCTCTACAAGGTATGAAATATCTTGGACTGCAAACTATAGTAATGGTACAGTAGAAGAGAATGTAACTGAAGTTGAATTAGAGGGTATTACTGGTATGGAAAATTCTGTAAGAATGGATTTACACATACTAGAATATACTTCTATCAATGGAGTAGAAGGTACTCCTACTTCTTGGGATTCTAGAACCATAGCTGAAAATAACTCGGCAATAGCTTCACCAAGTGGTCAGGTATCTGCTACTCTACAATCGGATTCTGAAAATGCCTTTATAGGTATTAGTAATTCTGTACAGAACTTATCAGAATATCCACGTACTCATACCATAACTTTATATAATCCTAAAGTTGTAATTAACGGTAAAGAGGTAGGAACAGTACCCACCATTACCTTATTGGTAAATCCAGTACCCTATCGGAGAATTTTCATATTTTGTTGGAAAGGGGCTGGTAATACTAATACTAATGTAATTCTGAATGGTGATATTATGAACAGTGATTCTGTTGCTAGTAGAGATATTATTTCTTATGCAAGTTTACAAAGGAATAATGTAGAATTTGCTAAGAAATATATCAAACCTACTTTAATACCACCTTCAGAAGATTGGTTACAAGTAATTGATAATGGTCAGAATTCAGATGATTCCTATAACTATGCCATTAGAGCATTAACCGATAACGAGGGAGAATCGGCTAGAAGTCAATCTGTAAGATTTGAACAACCTGGCAATGGTAATCAAGCCTTATATGCCTATGTTAGCCAAGACCCTAGAGATGAAGGATACCTGGGAGGGAGAGTAAATAATAACGGGCCTAGAACAATTAGATTAAGTACCGTAAAAGATGAAAATTGGGTTGGTAATACTGATATACGGTCAGGTAATTATTATGGGCTCGGTACATTAGCTCAAGATGCTATCACAATTGAAACCAATATATCAGTGGATGGTACAGATAGTAGTACTTATACTCAACAAGTAGAATTAAGTAACTTAAAGTTTAGTAAAAGCGGTAGGCCTGTAACTATTAGTAATGACCCAAATCAAACTACTGATTACGAATATCAATGGGAATTATATCCTTCTGCTGGTGTTCCTGCTGGTTTTACAGTAAATATCAGTATGTTATCTAGTGATGGAGATAATGATGATGGTATTCGTTTAGATATAATAAAAAAGAATACTACTGTTTTTCCTATAGGAACCATAATTGGTATTTTAACTTTAACTCCTAAAGATCCGACTAAGTTACCAATCATTACTTGTGGTGTATATCATAGATATTTTACTTGATATAAATAAAACAATACTGCGGTATTTATATACGTATAGGCCTATATACAAAATTAATTAACCTATGTTTAACAATTTAAAACTAAAACGTTATGGAACTAAAATCCGGAGAAGGCACTGTAGTGGTAGCCGACAGAGACCGTTGTTGTAATGATGGTTGTAATAGAAACTCAGGCTGGGGCTCTGGTTGGGGTGCAGTTGGTGGAGCATTGGTAGGTGGTGGCTTTGGTGCTGCTGCAGTTTCCGTATGGGACAAAATCAATGACACTAAAGCTGACATTCAGAAAGTAGAATCTACAGTTCAAGAAGCAAAGGCAGGTATCTACAAAGATATCTCTGATGCAGCTCGTGGAGTTACTCAAGAAGTCAATGGTGTAGCAAAAGATGTTGCCGGTGTTGGAAGAGAAGTTCTCAACAACCGTTTCACTACGGAAAGAGGACTTTGCGACCTTGGTTACAAAACTAATTCTGATATCCGGGATTCTCGTGACCAAATGGGAGCAGGATTCAACCGTGTTATGGACCGTCTTTGCAACATGAGCTTTGAACAACAGCAATGCTGCTGCGAAACTAAAGGCCTGATTAAAGAAGTAAAATCTGAATTGGCTCTTCAATTGGAACGTTGCTGCTGCGACATCAAGAATGGCCAACAGGAAATCAAGTGCCTCATCGAAAACACCGCTAAAGACCAGGAAATTGCTCGTCTTAACCGAGTAGTAGATGCTCAGAGAGACCAGAACATTATCCAGTCTGTAGTTGCCGCTCTTAAAACAACAACCACAACTCCGGCTTAATCGAGGCTGGAAATTTAAAAGAAAGGAGTGCATCTTACGGGGTGTACTCCTTTCTTCGTTTTAACACCTAAAAACTTAGAGAGATGGAAAAAGAAAAACTAACCGAATATCAGATACAGATATCTTTGCCGGCTCCTAATCAAGAGATTGCTCAAGAAGTAGCAAACAAAGCCCAAGCCCTTGTAGACCAGTTCGGATACTATCAATTCTTAAACTTGGTAGACTTCATGCAGAAGAATCCAGGTGCAGTATCATTCGGTTTAAATTTAATAAATAGGAGGTAATTATGGAAGAATTGATTTTTTCGAAACTACAAAAAGGTGATACATTGTATACCTTAGAAAGAGACAGACGTTCTATGTATCCAATCTTTGACAAAGCTACAGTAATCAGAGTTGGTGAAATTAAACCTATGTCTTCAGGCAATGATGGCAACTTTGTTTCAAGTATAGAAGTGGTAATCCAGGATTCAGTATCCTCACTTACAATCTTCTTACCTGTTCAAACTACGGAAGGTATTCATAATGGTGTATACTATACTACCGACCTTAAGAACATTGTTAATGAGGTAAATGTTCAAAGAACCAATGCCTTGAATGTTCTTAATAACCGGGATAAGTATGAAACTATCGTAACTGAATGCGATAATATCTTTAAGACAATTGAGGGTATGATTGCCCCCCAAGCTCCAGCTCAGGCTTACAAACCCGAAGAACTTGAAACATTTAAGATGGAGATAGACACTCGGCTATCAACCCAGGAGAATCTTCTCTTGCAAATTGCCCAAGAGTTGGGATTAAACAACAAAGAAAAGAAAGATGGCAAAAAAGGTTAACATAAATATATCACTCCCGATAGGAAGTGTTCAGATTTATGTAGACCCAAGGAAACAAATGCAAGCAGAAAAGTTGATTACTAGAACTCCCCAAATTATGCAAAGAGGCTATGATTTGGGTTCAAGGAAGTTCGGTAATCAACTTCTTCGTATTGTTAAGAGGAGCTTAAATACAGGAGTTCCTCCTCCAGGTTCCGGAGTATCTTGGCCACCACATTCAGTAGCTACACTTAAGAAGTATGGTTCTCATACTTTATTAAACCTTACTGGTCAATATGCAAGGTCAGTTACTATAGTGAACCGAAAAGACAGAACCTTTGTTGGTCTACCTCCTGGATTGAAAAAGACAACCTACTTTGGAAAGACTTCTCGTAAAACTCTTAACCAGATTGCTATCATATTAGAATACGGTAGTAGAGATGGTAACTTACCTGCTCGTGAATTATGGAGACCTGCTTATAAAGCTGCAGGTGGAGCTGATGCTTTACAGAAGTCTATACGTAATGAAGTAAGAAAAGAACTCAGAAAATATACAAAATAATGGCAGATTTTGAAGCAGATAAAACATCTGGTAAGGGTCCTACACTTGTAATGGTACACCCATTAAAGTTGAATGATACTGAATCAGATAAGCGAGCTTCATTGATTGTAGATGTCAATGGAGTTACTAAAACGGTTAACCTCATTCAGAAGAAAGGTAGCCTTAATTACGAATACCAATTGGAGGTAGATAAGGATACACTTAATATTCTGGGTAAAGGTGGGACTGATACTTTGGTTGTTACATCCCGTCGTAGGGAAATGATAAATGGTACTCCTCAAGGAGAATGGGAAAATGTAGAGGTTACTGCTGAATTCCTAGAGGAACCACCATTTACTGCTGGTATTAGATTTACTGATGCAGCAGAAAAGACTCTAGAGGTAAACATAACTTCTAAGAATCATACTGAACAAGCTATCACCGGAACTCTAACTATCAAACAGAGTGGAAGTAGTAATAATAAAACCATTCAGGTTATTCAGGCAGCAGGTACGGTTTCCTATAATTATAGGTTAGAACCACCAACTGTAAATTTAGTAGTACCCAAAGACCAGAATGCTAATGTATATGAAACTTCTGTTGGATTTACGATTACTGGATATAGAGATAAACTAATAGAAGGTGAAAAGGTATCTGAAGAAGTTATGGCTTTTAAAATGCCTACAGTTGGTCAATCACAGGATGTTAAGTTATTTAATTCTAATGTAACTGTAACATATTGGATTACTAATTATGGTAATATATCAAATACACCTCAAGCTACTTTGTCAGCAATGGTACATGCTAGAAAAACTGCAGGTATGATGATAGATGGAACTTCTGCCCACTTTGAGTGTGTATTTACTGATGGTGGTACTTATGGATTCACTCCTTTGTTAGCTGCTCAAATAGTGTAAAATTATGGTAAATACAGAAGAAATAGTAGAAAGGACTTTTTATATCTGTCTACTAACGACAGCATTAAAAAGAAAGCTTACATTAAATCCTGATGACTACCTACCACTATCCTTAGAGAATGAGAAAAGATTTAAGGAGGATTCAGAAGCCTTAAAGAAATTCATACCTATCTTTGGAGTAGGTAATAATCAGGTAAAAGGTGCAAAGACTTGTCCCAGAATCACCATAGAATTGCAAGGGTTCTATAATGGTGATATTGGTGTGAACAAATATATCATAGGAGATAAACTAGAGAATGGTAACTACCAAGCTTCAGAATTTCCTTATGAGACTAAAGACATAACTCTGGATATACATCTTGTGGCAAATACTCAACAAGATATGAGATTACTTCATAGTATCATGTATGAAGCTTTGCCATCAAGAGGGTATGTAAGACCTTACTATAATGACCTGGAAGAATGGGAAGATGGTAAGGTTGCTCCTACTGGAAATCTTTATATAGAGATAGGTAATTACTATGACCACCCAGACGAAAATCATGGCCTACTCGAAAAGGTATATCAGTACATATGTAAAGATGGTATCTTGCCAGAAAAACTTGCAGGAGAAGGTGAATTAGTTCCTATCACAGATATCTCAGTACTCTTGGGTACAGTAGAAAAGCAGGAAAACGATTTACTTCAACTCCAAGTGAATAAGGACAATACTTCAGGGTATTAATTAAATAAGTAACTAACTTTTAAATTAAGTATAATATGCCAAATTCACCTTCAGTTAAGTTTGAGTTTGAGAACAGAAATGTTCAACAGACTACTCCTATGTTAGGAGTTTCATGTGTATTGGCTAGAACCACGAAAGGTCCTTATGATGACCCTTCAGAAATCATCACTTCTTTCTCACATTTCCAAAGACTCTTTGGTTCTGAGATAGTACCAGATGGTTCTGTATCAAATATTGAGAAGGCTTTTATGGGTGGTTCTAAGCTTCGTGTTATTAGAGTATTGGGTAAGGGAGCAACCAAGGGAGTTATATCTGTAGCTGCAGCAAGAGGTGCTAGAGCAGTAAGAGCTTCTGAAGATGGTTCTTCTGTTACTGAATCTACTTCTGAAGAAGCAAGTCCTAAATCTCTCTTTAAGTTTACTTCTGGTTCTACTACAGTAGGATTCGGATTGGTAACTAAGGGTTATGGAGACCCAATAGGTAGTGCTGAAACCTTCAATGTAAAAGTTTACAAACAAGCTAACACAATCTACTATCAAGTAGTAAGTGCTAATGGTCAGGTATTAGAACAAGGCCCTATCATTACCTACAAAACAGCAGATACTGTAAACAACACTTCAGTAGACTACCTTGCTCTAAGTGCTTTTGCAAAGAATTCAGAATACCTTGTACCGGTTATGACCGATACAGTAGAAGGTATCAAATCTTGGAATAACCTCATTAAATGGTTAACGGATGATGTCGATGGAACAAAGAACCCAATCGATATCAAACTTAACAATGCAGCAATTACTGCTGATGCGGTTACTCTTAACGGTACTATAGGTAATGCAGGTACTACTCCTACTGCAGATGAATGGATTGCTTCTCTTGAGTTTGTAAAGGATTATGTAGATGTATACCAATTCGCTTGCTCTCATATTAATCAACATCTTACTACAGATTCTGATATACTTAAGGTACACAAGGCTGCAGTAGATATGATTAAGGAATTGCAAGAGTATACCTATTATATTGAAGTACCTAAGTATACTACTCATTATACTCAAGGCGACCAGCCAAGAGATTTGAAAGGTATCAACACTTGGGTACAGACTTGCCTTGGTACTGTAGGTAACTCTAAGTATGTAGCCTACTTCGGTGGTGGTATTAAATACTACAACGAAGACGGTAACTTGGTAGATTCAGACGTACTGGGAACTATCTTTGGTTTGGGTGATGCTTCTGCAACTCAATTCGGTGTATGGAAATCATTTGCCGGAATGAACCGAGGTATTATCTACGATGGTAATGGTCCTGTATGTCCGAATTATGGTTCTCCTTCAAGAACTAACGAACTTAATGAGTTGGCTCAGAACTATGTAAATATCATTTGCGTAAAGGATGTACCTAACCAAGGTAAGAGAACTTTGTTATGGCATTGCTTCTCATCTCAGGTAAAACAAGATTCAGAAAGATTTCTGGCTATTGTAAGATTGAATCTGTATCTCAAAAAGAATCTTAGACCAATTCTAGAAAGATATTTAGAAGAACCAAATATCTGGAACACTTGGAATAAGATTTGGCTTGAGGTTAAACCTCTTCTTGATGCCTGCGTAGATGGCGATGCTATGTCAGAATATACCTGGATGGGTGACCAAGATGCTAACTCATACAGTGAACTCTCAGTGAACAACGAACAAGATGTTCGTCAGGGTAAGTATAAAGCTATCCTGAAATATAAAGATATCGTACCAATGCAAGAAGTTACAATGTCAATCATTATTGACCAAGCTTCTAAGTCGGTATCAATTGTTGAAAACGAATAAAACTAAAAGACATGGGAGCAAAAGTAAAAAATCCGAGAAAGAAATTCCTTTGGAGTATCACTTTCCCTAAGCACCCTATCAATACCTATCTGTTCCAAACTTGTACTTTGCCAGATATAGAGATTGACCAGGTTGCTCATGGAGACGTTAACCGGGACGTTAAAACTGCCGGTAGAGTTACAGTAGGTAACTTAGTAGTAGGGAAGTTATTAACTACTGCAGGTTCAGATACATGGCTTCATGACTGGCTCTATTCATGCCAGGATATGATTGCAGGTGGAGGTTTGGTACCAAGCCAATACTGGGAAAATGTAATCGTAAATGAACTTGCCGAAGATGGAGTTTCCGTACTTAACACCCACCTCTTCGAAGAGGTATGGCCATGTAAGATTACAGGTTTAGACCTGGACCGAATGGCTTCAGAAAACACAATCGAAAGTATCGAATTCTCAGTAGGTACTGCCGATAAGTATTAAAAGCTTAGTCTATTTTCAACTAAGATTTTTAGGTGGAGGGGTGGGATTCCTAGAAAGGGCTCACCCCTTTCTTGTTGTTATATCAGATACTATGGATTTAAGTAACCAATTAAAATAAAGAAATATGGAATTTAGAACTTGTGAATTTACAGCACCGTCAGGATTTAAGTATTCAATCCGTGAACAGAATGGAGCCGATGAGGATATCTTATCAAATCCCATGGATTCTAAGAATCTTATGAACCTTACTAAGTTTATTCAGGCAATCGTAGTAGATACAGACTTCACTCCTAACCGAAGACTTACAGTAGAGGATGCAGACCGTATCCCTTTGAATGACCGGTACCACATTATCTTCATGTCAAGAATTTTCTCACTCGGTGAAGAAGTAGAATTTGAATATAATTGGGGCCAGAATGGTGGGCTAGTAACTTATGGGCAATCACTTCGAGAAATGGTATTTGAGGATTATGGAACATTACCTACCGAAAAAGAGATGGATGAAAAACCCAATGCTATTCCTTATTATCCAGAGCAGAAGAAACTCGTAGATTACGAAGTAGTATTATCTTCTGGTAAACAAGTTATGTTTGACTTGATGACCGGTGCAGGAGAACGTTGGTTGGTTATGTTACCTATAGAAAAACAAACCAAGAGTGCTGGCTTGATGGCAAGAAACCTAAGATTACTGGTAGATAACAAATGGGAAAAGGTAGAAAACTTCTCTCTCTTTTCAGTAAGGGATATGGCTGAAATTCGTAAGGCAGTATTTGCCTATGACCCAGTATTCAGCGGTAATACAGAAGTAGAAAATCCCACTACTGGAGAAAAGGCTGAATACCCAGTTATGCTATCATCATCTTTTTTCTACCTGACGGAAGCGTAGACCACCCGGGTACATTCACTTATATATGTAGAGCTGAGATAGTCCTAGATTATCTCAGCTTTTTGCGTCTTCCGTATCGAGAAAGAAAAAGATTTAAAGACTTAGCCGATGAATATTATGATAACCTAAAAAAGATTAAAAATAAATGATAAACAGTAGAAGCTTAGTTGAGGTCGGTGTTGCAATGGTATTAAAAGACCGATTCTCCAATGAAGCAGGCAGGATATCTAATTCATTCAGAACAATGATGAATGATATGAATACCTGGAACAGAGGTATTCAAATGTCTGCTGCTAATGCTTTTGATTTTGGAAAAGAATTGGTTGGTGGTATGGCTAAAGCCTACCAATATTCTGCAGGAGTATACGACCAAGTATTCTTAGCTTCTAAGATGTCTGGAGCAAATGCTGCTCAACAGGCAAGGCTAATGCAGGTTGCTAAGGAGGTCAACGAGGTAACACCTCTTACAGCAAAAGATATTGCATCAGGAGAAAGGTACTTGGCAATGGCCGGTAACAATGTAGAGCAAATCGAAAAAATGATTGGCCCTGCAGCTAAACTGGCTTCTATCTTTAGTATGCCTCTTGGAGAGAAAGGTGGAGTTGCTGACTTGATGACTAACATCATGCAGACCTTCAATATACCTTCTCAAAATGCTACTCAGGTAGTAGACCAATTGGCAACTGCAGTAACTTCTGCAAATATATCATTAACCGACCTTGCACAATCTTTCCAATATTCAGGAGCCGAATTTAGAAATGCCAAAATCAGTATGGGTGATGCAGCTGCAGCAATTGGAGTACTCGGTAATCAGGGTATCCAAGCTTCATCTGCAGGTACTGCATTGGCAAATATGATGCGCTATTTAACACTTTCCGTAACCGGGCAGAAAAAAGCAGGTAGTACTATGCTAAAATCTTTAGGTATAGACCCGGCTTCTCTAGTGGATTCCCAAGGAAACCTTTTAAGGTTAGATAAGATTATAACCATGCTGGGAGATAAACTTAGAGGTAGAAGAGGTATAGATATATCTTCTGCTTTGTTTAATATCTTCGGAGTTCGAGGTACCAGAGCTGCATCTGCTTTACTCCAGGACTATTGGTCAGGTACTAATAAGCTTACCGAACTCATGGATAAGGTAAACTCGGCAAAAGGTACAGTAGAAGGTTTAACCCAAGAAAGATTACAAACTCCTGCAGGTATTATCGAACAGTTTAAATCAAACTGGGAGAACTTTATAGTAACTGCAGGTTCTACCCTAGCCCAGGTATTTAGTCCTATCTTAAAACTAGGTTCAGGTTTACTTAAGATAATCAATGATATCCAAGAAACCTGGGCTGGTAAATTCTTGGTAAAGGTAGTTGCTACTGGAGCAATCGTTGGTACCCTATATCAAGGATTTAAATTCATATCCGGTACTATTCGAATGATTAGTACATTTCAAGCTTTAGCTACGGCAGAGACCGAAGGTATGGCTTCAGGTATGACTAAAACCAATGTTCAAGCTTCGATTCTTGAAGGTCATCTTAGGAATATATCTGCAATGATGATGAGGATGACTGCCTTACAGATGGCTCCAGGTAAATTCTTTGCATTACCCATGGGAGGTACTGTGGGTAGAATGAAGAATGGTAGGTTAGCTGCTAGAGGTGCTGATGGTAAGTTTATATCTATGGCTGGCCTTGCTGGTGCAGGAGCTGCAAGTTCTATGGCAACTAATACGGCTAAGACTGTAGGTCAGCAGGTAGTTAAGAAAGGTGCTATCAGGGGTGCTGCAGGATTCTTAGGTGGTAGACTTCTGGGATTCTTAGGAGGACCAGTAGGATTAGCTTTATCTATAGGTATACCTTTACTTATAGATGTAATCGGAGGTCTTACAAGTTCGGTAGATAAAAATACTGAAGCTCTAAACTCAGAGGAAAACAAAGCTTCCATTCAAGAAAGAAACCAACAGGCTTTTGTGGATGCAGTTAGGTCTGCAATCAGGGATGGCTTCAAGGATTCAAGAATCAATATCTCAGTAGATGGAGAACCTGCTGGAGACTTTGCTCCTGGAGGCCAACAAGATTTTACTGGTATAGCTTTAGGAATAAACTAAAACAATTATGGCAAGAATATTGAATCAAATAGCAGGTGGGGTTGTTGAAAAGTATAATGACCTTACCAGGGATTCTGCCGGAGTTCTTACTGGTCCTTTAAATAAACTTTGGAGGGCCAGGATTTATTTAAACAGGGCTACATCTACCTTACCTAAAGATACTGCAGATAAGGGAAAGATATATGACCCAAATAATCCTTTTGGACCAAGAGCTACATCAAAGAATCCCAAAGTAAACCAAAGGATACAAAACCAATATCGGATGGAATTAAAACATCAGGTAGAGGGTGGAGTTCCTTTTGGCTATGAAGAGATGGACCCAGCTAAGGGTAATTCCGTAAATAAGAATAAAGAACTTTTTATGGTAATGCCCGAAGTTCGTAATATGAACCAAGTAGTAATATATAATTTGGTATCAACACCTTATCAATATATCACTCTTCAAAATAGACCTCCCTCTATTGACTTCCGAGGAGAAACTACTTGGGCTACAATTAAATCAATGGGACGTAATACTCCCATGTATCATTACACTGGAGCAGAAGATATAATTCAATTCAATGTATCTTGGTTCTGTAATGACCAAGAAAATCCAGAAGAGGTAATCACTAAATGTAGGTTACTAGAGATGTGGTCTAAGGCAAACTCTTATCAGGCAAGCCCACCAATCCTAAAGATTGAATGGGGTAATTCTGGTATATTCGAGAATCATCAGTACATCCTTACTTCAGCAACCTATACTTTAAACAATTTTCGAAATGCTTCAAGGACAAGGATTGCAGGTAAGTCATGCGAGATTGATGATTTGAAATTACTTCCTGCAGCTGCAACTCAAGAATTAATATTCAAGAGAGTAAGTGCTTACAACTTATCCTATGCCGATATTGTAAGTGAAGAAGCTCTAAAGAAAACGAAAGGAATCAGTTTATGATAGACTTGAATCAATACTTAACCGGAGCTAGCCCCTATGATGGGGCAGTAGCTCTTAAATATGATGAGGGTGATTATTCTTTGGAGGTAACTCCCCCTTCAGTTCCTCATACAAATAACGATAAACAACATACTGTAATGGATGGAGAAACCCTACAGAATATTGCCTATCGTTATTATGGTGATTCTGGGAAATGGTATTTAATAGCTGAGGCTAATAATATCCTAAACCCTCTTGCAGAACTCGAACCTTATCAGTTAATACGAATACCTATGTATGGAAACTAAGAAACCCAATCAACCAATTCTTTATAATGGAACAGCAACACCATATATGGCACTGTTCGATTCTGGAGGTATGCCCATAATGAATAAAATTACAGGCATACCTCTCGGCGCTTATATAAGTAATTGGAGCTACAAGTATGATGAGGAAAAGGAGAACTTAGCAACCATCACATTTGATACTGGAGACCCAGATACGGTAGATATCCCAGAACTCCAGGAAAGCTCAATTATTTATCTTCAGTGGGGATACATATACCCTGATGGTCAATTCATTTCAAGCCCAGTACGAAGTATTAAGGTAAGAGATTTGGATTGTGTATTCGATTCTACTGGAACTCATGTGACATTAAAGTGTATAGATACAGTTGGAGATTTAAGATTCCAACCACCTTATACACATTCAGATTTATCAGAGTATAGCCTATCTAATTTTTTAGATAATGGTTGTAACAATGACATCGGTGTAATCATAGAAATATTTCAGTAATGGCTAAACAAGTAATAAGTAATAAAGTCTACGAGTCACTACAGGTCCCGACAGAACAAAGTCGAAATACTGTTGGAAAGATACTTTACGCTAATAGCTTTAGTGGAGTAGCTCAAGTACCTATGCCGGCAGATTTAAAAGCTCTGATAGATAGTGACTTAGGATTAATAGGGAATAACATCTTGGTTCAATTAGAACAGAAGATGAAAGGTTATCCTAATGGACCTTGGTATATTGATTCTCGAGATGGTGTAATTTATATTCACAATCGAAAGTTTACTCAAGAGCCTGAATACAATTATATATATCAATCTGAGAATGGAGAGGTACTTAGGGTATCCTTTACCATGCAGAATGTAACTAAAAGGGCAAAGGCTCAATTAACCGAAACTATAGACCCCGATGATAAAGGCCTTATTGTAGGTTCTACCGATATAAAAGAACCAGAAAAAGCTAAAGAGGAGATGTCTACAGTTACTACTCCTTATGTAGCTCAGGTAGATAATACAATGGTAGTCAATTATGGTAGTGTACCCTATGAAGATTATCGTAGTCATCCTACTACTAACATTGCTGCAGAGATGGAGGCTGAGCAAAGGTATGGAGCTAAAGCTCAGAAACATAATCAGGCAGTAAAAGAATACGGTTCTAAGAAACCCTATGTTGCTTATCAAGCAGGTAAACAAGAGATGTTAGATAACTTAAGTACTGACCAATATAGGGAAGCTATCAATACGGCAGCTAATAATTTACCAAGCGATAAGAAGAGACAACTTCAGCAAATCCTAAAGAACTCTAAGAATGGTAAAGAGTTGGAAAGTAATCTAAGGCAATTACTAGAAAACGAAAGATATTTATTCACTGGAGAATATAAAATGGAATACCTTGCAGAAGAATGGGTAGACCCTCGTGAATATGACCCGGAAGGTATGACACCTTTACACATGATAGACCTTAGAGATACTCAAGGTAATAAATTTAAAATTGCTTCAGCTAATGACCAATCTCAGAGAGGTATAGCAGCTATGGAAAAGAATCCATATATTACTGTATACCCTGATACCTATGAATTAAAGTATTCTGGTGAGGGAGTAACTACACCTACCATGACTCGTAAGGTTAAAGCTAAGGTTAAGATTCGAAGGATGAAGAAGGTCCCAGTATTAGTACCAATATATAAATTATATCATAATCTATTTGGTAGATATGGTGGAGCTGATAAAGTAGCTTGGGCCATGAATGCTAATGCCAATGGAGGTCTTAAAACTACAGAAAGGAAATTAGTATGCCAAATGACTGTAGTTGGTAGACCCTCATTACAATCTTCTCAGGTAATCTCTTTAGAAAATGTGGGTAAACGTTGGTCCGGGTATTGGTATATTAAATCTGTACAGCATTCAATGGATGCAGGTCAAGGTTATCTATGTACTTTGGATTTGATAAAGAGTAATGCCAAGGCGGGTCAGACTACATCCAAGACTCAACTTAGTACTCAAGATATAGTAAGCAATGATGCTAAGGATAGAGCTAAAACTCAATTTGGTAAAGACAAGAAGAGTACTGCTAATGCTTCTAATATTGTTCATGAGTTCACTTACAGTGAAGCAGTTTACTTTAAGGAAAGATTCATGAACGATAAGAATGTAATCATAGATAAGAAAGGTGCAGGAGAGTTCTTACAGAATAAGTTCTATTATGATGAACTTAATGCTAAAGACCCTCAAGCTTTAGCAGCAGGTACTGTAAGAACTGAAGGTACTATAGTTACCTCTAATGGTACTGCAATCTATGGTAAAACCAAAGTAGTTAAGGTAGACCAATCTAAAGTAACACCGGCTATGAAAGAGAAGTATTCTTTTGACTGGTCCGAGTGGGCAAGAAACGAATATCTTAATGTAGTAAAAAACAAAAAAAAATAACCGATAATGTACTCGACCGCTAAGTTAATAACAGAAGATGGCCTCGAAGGATTGGGTAGATACTACTCAGTTTATCGAGGCATTGTGGTAGATAATGATGACCAAGAAAAACATATGAATCGTATCAAGGTATGTTGCCCAGAAGTAATGAATGGTATCATATCTTGGGCTTATCCAAAGGGTCAACATGGTTCTATCAATAATGGATTTAAGTTCTTAGCTCCTAAGGTTGGTGATATAGTATTTGTTACCTTTGAATTTGGAGACCCAACTAAACCTCTTTGGGAATACCATGGTTGGGCTTTGAATCAGATACCCAGTCCTTTAGACGGACCAAACAAGATGGGTATCATTACTCCAGAAGGTAATCTAATAACTTTAGATGATGACAATGGTAGATTAACCATATATATCAATGGAGATATTGGAGTAGCTGCAAAAGGTAACGTATCTATCCAAGCTCAAGGAGATGTAAGTGTAGGTTCAGGTGATACAGTAATCTTGAATCAAGGTACAAACCAAGGAGTGGTTAATATCAAAGAATTAACCGAGAAGTTAAATCAAACTGTTCAAGAACTAGAATCACTTAGAGCTCTATTCAATTCTCATGTACACTCTGGTGTAACTACTGGACCTGGTTCTTCAGGACCTACTGTAACTCAAGCAAGTCAACCATTCTCGGAATTCAAACAAGAAGATTACGAGGATACTAAATGTATACATTAATGGATAATTACTTTACTGACATAATAGGAAAAGGTATGACTTTCCCTATTAAACTAAACAGAAACGAAAACGGTGAAACTGGATGGTATCCGGTTAATGGAGATATGGAGTTAGTAAGGAATAATATTAACTCTATCCTATATTATATGATAGGCCAGAGATTTCGACAGGAAAACTTTGGGAATCGTCTATGGGAATGTATAGAAGAGCCAAATTTACAAGCCCTGAGTTTTATTATTAAAGAGTTTATAAAAACTGCAATTGGTACCTGGGAACAAAGATTAACCTTTAAAGGTATCAAGGTTGCTAGAGTTGATGCAAAGGTAAACATAGAAGTAGAATATTCTATTAATGGTACAGGCTCTAGCCAATACCTATACCTTACCTATAACAACTTAGATAATTCATTAAATACAAAATAATATGGGAATCACTAATAAATGGCTCAACCCTTATCAGAGGTCTTATCAACAGATTAAGGCCAAGCTGATAGAATCTCTTATGGGTATAAAAGATAAAGATGGGAATGTACTCATAACGGATTACTCGGAAGGAAATATATTAATCATTATCCTTTCATTATTTGCGGCTATTGCCGAAGTTCTTCACTATTACATCGATAATATGGCAAGGGAAACCTTCTTACCTACTGCTCGGAAATATACTTCGGTAGTTAGGCATGGAGCCTTGGTAGATTATCATGCAAGGGGTGCTATTGCAGCATCAGTAGATTTAACTATATCTCGGGATGTATCAGGAGATTCTATTGGTGCTAAGTTAACTATCCCATCCGGAACTCTATTTACAGACCAGTCAGGTAACAAATGGTTATCTACTCGAGATGTAGTTTGGTATGCTAATGTTACCGATTGTAAGGTACCTGTAGTACAACATGAATTATATACCGAAAGTCAAATCAATGGTATGGTTATACCTTCTGATGAACGTGTAATGATTACTCTTGGTACTTTACCTAATGGTAAATATTACGAACACGGAACTATGACCCTGAAAATCGGTGGAGAATCCTGGGTATTAGTAAATACTTTTGCTTATTCAAAGCCTACAGATAATCATTTTATGGTAGTGATAGATGAATCTCTTAATCCTTATATTTACTTTGGAGATGGTAAGAATGGAAAGAAACCTGCAGCAGGTGCAAAGATTTCTGATGTAGTATTCTATCTCACTACCGGTATTAATGGTAACGTTAAGTCTGGTACCATTACATCTGTGCCCTCAGTAATATCCTCTTCAGTATCAGATGCTACTGTAAGTAATACCTACAATGCAGGTGGTGGTTCAAGCTATGAAAATTTCAGTATGCTCAAGGAACATATACCCTTGAGTGTTAAGACTATGGGAGTAGCTGTTACTAAACAGGACTTTGTAGACTTAGCTAAACTGGTAGATGGAGTTAGTAAAGCTAAAGCTGAATACGAATGCGGTAGAAAACTTATTGTATACATTGCACCAGACAATGGTGTAATTGCCGACTCTGCCATGATTAAGAAGGTATATGATATCTTACATCAGAATTCACCCCTTACTACTTGGTTAACTGTTAAGTCGGCAGGTAGAGTTAATATCATATTGGATATAGAAGTTACTGGTAAGAAGTCATATAAGACTTCAGAGATTCAATCTCAAATACTCAGTGCTTTGTTTAATGCTTACTCTCCAGAGAGTTCGGATATTGGTGGTAGTGTAAGAATCTCGGATATCTATGCACTCATCGATAACTTGGAATCCGTAGATTACCTACACTTAAAGAAATTCTATACTAAACCCTGGCCTATAACAATCTATGGTAACAAGGAATTAATCCTTGGTCAATTCCAATTGGATGAGGCTAATGGTTCTATGGACTACTTTATATCTTTCTCTTCAGGAACTAAATTTACAATCAAGTCTCTGAAGGGGGGATTCTCTTATGATGGGGAAGTAGGTAAGACTACTCAAATCCGAGATAATATAAATGGGTTTATCTTTGCCCTTGATATTCAGAACAATGGCTACCAATCTGGATTCAGGTATACCATAACCATTGCAGAACCCAACAGGGATTATACAGACCCAGGTTATAATATCCCGGTATTCGAAGACTCAAGTCAGTTAACACTTAAAGTAAATGAAACAGTATGATGAATCTTAAAAACCTAATTGATTTCTTACCATTTGAATTTAAGGAGCAAGATACTTATAAAGTCAATGGTAAGGGCATATTAGAAAGATTTCTAGAAATATGTGGTTCATACTTCCAAGATAATATTACTTCTGATATTGATAATATTCTAGATTTAATCGATATCGATAAAACTCAGCAGAGGTATTTAAACTACCTCTGGGAGTTCTTGGGAGAATTACCCTTTGCTAGAACAGGAGAGCATACAGGAGTTCCTAATTTAAGTGATGAACAGATTCGTACAATTTTAAAGTACTCAATCTCATTACTTAAAATCAGAGGCTCAAGGAAGTTCTTCGAGATTCTTTTTAATATGTATGGGTTAACATGTACCATTGTAGACCCCACTGATGGAGAGATGGATAAATGGGAAAAGGTAGACCCCTTATATGATACCGATTATTCCGAGTACGATAAGTACAACTATGATAAAATTTATGGTTGTGCTCAATGTATTCAAGTAGATATTAGTATAGGTGGTCATGGTTTTACCTCTCCCACTAAAGAGTTTAAAGCTTTCAAACAGTCTATCGATAGACTATTCGATAGATTTTTACCTTACAATGTATCAGGTAACATCCAGTATGGTTTTGATTTAGCCTACAATTATAAGATAGTTGCAGAACCCCTGATATCTCCAGTCAAAATCGTAACGGGACATATTACCGAAGTACCTATCCGAGTAACTGTAACTTCAGATTATGATGATGCAGATTTAAGATATCAGGTAACTGGATATGACCCATCCGAAAATAAATGGAGCTCTAAGTTATATGAAAGCGGTTCTATCTTCTATGCAAAGAAAGGTGACCAAAGATATTACTTCAGGAGCGTTGGAGATAACTCAGTAACTACTTATGTAGATGTAGGCTTAGAATACTACACTAAATCCTATCATATCTATGCCGACTTAATAAGTGGTGGTACAGATTTAGATAACTTGGTAATCACTGGTAGTAATCCCAAGATTGAGATTAAGGTTACTGCTAATATGAATTACCAAGGCAATATCAGACCTGTAGATGTTCAGTTAATCAATACTCATGAAACTAAACCCTCTGGTTCTATTTGGGAAATAACTTCTGCAGGTACTTATGAATTTGTTATTGCAGACTTCCCGGCAAAGAGGGTAATCTTAAATGTTACAGCAATAGCTACTAACTATACTGTAATATGTGAACCTCGAAATGTAAATATTACTAATCGAGAATCATCAAAGATTACTATTCGCTCCTCAGACCCAAATGAAAATACTGCTGACTTAATTGCTGTACTTACTACAGACCCAGGAGTATTGGTTAGGAATGGTTCTAGATGGACTCCTACCCAAGTTGGTACATTCCTATTCAGATGTACCAAAGACACTTCTGGTAATTCTGAAAATTATGGTACAGTAGTTGCTTACAGATTGGGATACACAATTACTTATGGCATTGGAGTATCCAATAAGAAGCTTAATCTGAATGCTCAGGGCACTGCTTCCATTAAGCTGTTCCTTACTTCTGGTATCTATTATTCTACTTTTGAAAGCGCTAACTTATATTCATACTTCGATAAGAATGTAAAGGTATACAGAAAAAATACTTCTGGTACATGGGTAAAGCTTGGAAGTGTAGAATTGGATGATAAATACGTAGAAGGACCCGATTTCTATTATGGTAGAAGTACAGACTATCCTTTTAATGAGGCTGGTATTTATAAATTCGAATCCGTAGGAGACCCAACCAAAACGGTAGAGGTAGAGGTATTAGAATATGTACCTACACCAGAATCCTACTTATGGTTAGAACCTATGAATCCGGATGATGAAAATTGGTATGAACTAGAGCCTTATTCTCAAACGGAACCAACTAATTATATCAAGGCAGGTTATCAATTAACCAAGAATCAGAATTGCCAATTCTATTTAAGGTATGGCGATGGTGGTAGTCAGATAACAGGTATTACAGTAGAAGGTTTATTCGAAACTTATAATTCGAATACCCTAATTACTCTTGATACTGCTGGTACTTACGAATTCTATTACCAAGGTTCAGTAGTAACTTTAACGGTAAAGAAAGTAGTACCTAAGTATACATTAACTCTTAATCCTGTAAGTGCAGAACTAAGTAGTAGTGTACCAGAAGTATCTACAGTAATAACCTGTACTTCAGATACTGGAGATTCTGGTGATATAATTTATGAGACGGCTCCTGATATAGTTCACACCAGTCCTTATCAGTTCTTTACCAATCTACCTGGAAAACATACTTTCTATGTAAAAGATAATCCTGCAGTCAAAGCAGTATTCTTAGTAAGTATGAAAGACATAGTAGATAAAACAGAATTAGTATGGGAATCCAACGATATATCAGAGCAGGGAATCCAAATAGAGGTTCCCGAAGGAACAGAATGGAAACTTAAAATAGAATAAAACAGATGGAAAGCAACTCTTTTAACACAATCTTCAAAACTGGTATTATAGGATTCACTTCTGAATGCTATGCCATTATCTTTGACCTAAGGTGGATGATTTTATTAGCCTTCGTATTAATACTCTCGGACTTCTGGTTTGGAATATCCGTCAGTAGGATGCAGGGCATAGAAGTAAGAAAATCTAAAGCAGGAAGAAGAACTCTTAATAAAGTTATTGATTATTTATGTTATGTATTACTTGGTGCCGTTATAGGTAAGGCTATTGGAGACCCATACGGACTTAATCCTATAACAGTTTCGATAACAATCATGATACTATGTTATTGTTTCGAAATAGATAGTATTTACAACCATATATGTGAACTCCATGGAGTAAAGAAAAGGTATAGTATATGGGCTATCTTATGGAAATTTATAACATTCAAGTTCAAAGATGTAGGAGAGGCTTTCCAAGATATGAGGAATCAATCGAAAGATTTTAAGAACAATAAAAACGAAGATACAGTATGAAAACTTATTTCGATTATGAAGGTATTATTAAGTCCAAGGATGCAGCTGAAGCAATAGCTGCACCCATTGGCATAGGTCCATTTTGTGGATTCGGTTCAGCAGTGATAACCAACAATGCTATCACAATATCTCCGAATGGAGAACCTACCTCACCGGCTTACCTGGCAATGAAGGATAGAATTATTGCCAGGTATATGACTAAGGCTTCGGATTCTGGAGAAGGACCGGAAGTTAATTTCGGATGTATTGCCCGGGATGGTATGATATTTATATCGGATGCTGCAACAATTAGTATCCCAAATATTGAAGGTTCTAAGGGTAGTAATGAGGATGTGATTGTATTTGCATATCATACTCCTTTAGAAGAACCAGTACAGAACCCAGTACAATTCAGAGCTTTCTGGAATGAATCCAATTCCTTCTACAGTTTGTATAAGAAGTCGGTAGACCCCTTATACCCAAGTGCTAAGGAATCTAGAAACTTGTCAAAAACAAACGTATTAGAAGATACAGAATTAACTTATGAGTCACTAGCTAATAGAGCTATGGCTTCTGTAGCTCAAGGTTTGGTAGACAAATCCTCAATGGTACTGATAGGTATTTATGGTCAGGGTATTAACTCTATAGATAATACAGTAGAGAAATATTCCATTGTTCCTTACGGTGGAAGATTCCCTCAACCAGTAGAATATAATACTGCTATACATGGTATACAACAATCTAATGTAGAAACTCTCTTACGGTTATTGCAGGGATTCCCGAATTTTGATATCAAGGCTTATATAGATGAGAAGTTAGGTAGTATGGAAGGCTCCAGTATACCAAGAGGATTAATTGCCATGTGGAATGGTACTCAAGTACCCAATGGTTGGGCTTTATGTAATGGTCAGATTGTAGATGACTTACAAACCCCAGACTTATCAGGTAAGTTCGTAGTAGGTTGGCAATCGGGTAATGAAGATTACAATCTTATCGGTAATACTGGTGGCCAAGAGAAGGTTACTCTGGCTACTCAGGAAATACCATCTCACGTTCACAACTTTGCAGATGCCTACTTTATCGAAGCTCATTCGGATTTGGTGGGAGCTAATGGTACTCAATGGATTGGTAATAACCTGTCTGGTAGTAATAAAACTGATAGAGATAATTCTTATGTATGTTTATGGGACCATGATACTCGAGCTACAGGTGGAGGTCAACCACACGAAAATAGACCACCATATTATGTACTAGCATACATTATAAAACTATAATAATGTGTAACTACTTGTAACAATATCAATGAACTTTTAATTTATGAATTGCTTAACAATTGGGATAGGGACGTTGGGAAACGCCCCTTTCTTTTTGTGTTTAGTAATGCAGTTCTTCTTTAGCTTTCTCTTCCCAGTATTGAATATCAGCTTTGAGTTCACTGATATATTTGATAGAGTTTTTAGTTCGAGGCATATCAAAGAACTCTACTAAAAGTATATTGGTAATTCTTCCTGACTCAGGCATACGTTCTTTAATATATGGTGGAGGAGTTACTAATACCTCGAATAACATATAAGCATCCGAAGATAGATTAGCTTTCATATAATCATAAAGCAATTCCAACATATCTTCTTTAGCTTTAGTTTCTTCCTCATCATCTTCGAGTTCCTTATCATTATCAAATAAATCCTCAAGCTTAAATAAGTTCTGGTTATATTCTGCAACCTCTCCATAGGCAAATCTCAGAAGCTTATTTTTAAAAGTAGCTAGAGATGATAAGATTCTTGCTTTAAGATGTTCTTCACTACAAGTACCGTAGTACTTATTAAAAACAAATAACATTTTATCCCAGAAATAAGAAGATATTATATCTGGAGTAAGGTTGAATCTTTTGTAATCTATCTGTTTGGTTAGGTTCCTAATAACAGGTTTACAAACTTTATACAACCTATTAAACATGGCTTCATCATAATCCTGCATAGGTTTTAATCTGTGCAGTTCTGAACCATTATTACCGTTGGTCTTTCTCATATCTTTATAAATATTTCGTTAGTGCAAATATATAAAATTATTCATTATATAATATAAGAATATCAAAATATTTCACCAAGCGGCTGAGGATTAGAAGACTAGATACTGTGGACATGAGTTCAGAACTATATGGAGACTATCAAAATCTATTAGTTATTATATTGCAATATATTAATGTATGAAAAAAGATAAAATCAAATTTAGCTTTACACCGGACTTCCAGTTGGAGATACTCCGGTTCATTATTCAAGACAAGGAAGGAGGTTTAGTACTGGGAAGGTTAAAACCCAGTTACTTAGTTCTTATTGAGCATTCTTTAATATGTGAGGGTATACTTAAGTACTTTAAGAAGACAAAGAAGATACCCTCTCAGAATGTATTAAAGGAAGTGATAAAAGAAATGCTAGAATCCAAAGCTTATGTAGACTTAGTAACTAAGGATGACATCCCAACTATTGAGAGAACCATTAAGAACCTCTATTCAATTCAATTATCAGATTCCGAATATATTAAAGAGAAGATTTATAAGTTCTCTACTTATGTTGAGATGAAGAACTTGAATGATTCATTCGATTTAGATAACTTCGAACAATACGAAGAATATTCTAAAAAGATTGAGAAGGTTCTTCAAAAGAGTAAGCCTAAGAAAGAGGATGAACCATTATACATGATTCGGGATGTTACGGAGAGACAATTCAAAAGACAATCAGAACCATCCGTAGTTCCATGTCCATTTAGGCAATTGAATGATTTGACCAATGCTGGTGGATTTCCAGTAGCTTCAGTAAATGTAATCTTGGATAGACCTAAGGCAAAGAAAACATTCTTCATGGTAAACCTTGCAAGAGGGTACCTAAGAATGAAGAAATCGGTATTATATATAGATACAGAAAATGGCCAAGAACAAATCATGGACCGTTTCATTCAATCAAGTATCAATAAAACAAAGAAGGAATTATATTCCGGAGATTACGATAAACTCGAGGCTAAGCATTTAAGGAAATTGGCAAGGTTTGGAGTTGAATTGGTAGTTGAAAGAGTACCCGCATTAATTACTGACTGCAATTATATAAGAGAGAAGATATTAACTCTTAGAAGCCAGGGAATTGATATTAAGGTATTGATGGTCGATTATGCAGGTAAGCTTGCATCATTAGCTAAAGATAAAGAGGATTTTGATAGAATCTCAAACGTATATATTGACTTACAGAACTTAGCAGAGGAACTACACTTAGATGTTATATGGACTGCTCATCATATTACAAGGGAGGGTAAGAAACATAGAACTACCAAATATGATGAGAATGATATCTCTGGTTCAATTGCAATTGTTCGTAATGCTCAATTTATAATGGGTCTTAATTGTACTGAGCAAGAGGAGAAAGATAATATTCTTCGAGTTGAGATTGTAGTACAAAGAGATGGTCTTCCCTCGGGTAGAGCATTATTCAAATGTGATGTTGAAAGACAAAGATGTACAGAATTTACTAAAGAACAACGAAAGCAATATGATGAAGTATACGGTAGTAAATTGGATGAGCAATTTAAAAAGAAAGATAATCCAGATGCTGATTCCAAGAAAAGAGAAAGGACAACGGGAGACATATAGATGTAAACTCGGTATTCATACTTGGGTAACTGAACATTGGTGGGAACTTAGGCAGAGACCTAGAAATACCCTTACAAGGAAAGGAGGTAGGAAGAGAGCTCAATATTATAAGAAATATCGTACCAGAACCTATTGTAGAATTTGTGGTAAAAAGAAGAATGAGAACAAAGAAAGTAGAAGTAGTAAAAGATAGATGGACTGATGGATTAGCTTTAGAAATATCCCATAATGGTTGGCAAACAACTTCCATCAGTAACCTGGATTTAGAGGATTTAAAGAGAATCCGAAAAGTAATTCGTAAAGCTATAAAGGAACATGAAAATAACAAACCAGTTTAAGTCTAAGCTCAAAACTTATTTCATTAAAAGACTTGGAGCTTTTGAATATCGGAGAGGATGGATGAAACTCCCAACTTGCCCATACTGTCACAGGGAATTAAAGATGGGAGTTAATCTTTCCATGTACAGAACTAATTGCTTTAGATGTAATGAGCATCCGAATCCTTCACAATTAGTTATGGATGTTGAGGGATTCGATACTTACCATGAACTCATAAATTTCTTAAACAATGGACAATTCGAAGAACTTGAATTTCACGATGAAAAGGTTGAACTTGCAGAAGCTAAGCCTTTGTACTTACCCGATAGTTTTAGACTCCTTAGTATCGGAGATTCACAAATTGCAAGGAGCATTAGAAGCTATGTCAAAGGCCGCGGATTTAGTATCGAAGAGTTATGTAAACATGGAGTTGGTTATGCGACAAAGGAACCTTTCTTCGGGTACCTTATTATACCGTTCTATTATCATGGCCAACTCAGGTATTATAATGCCAGAAAGGTTATCGGAAACGGTCCTCGGTATAATAACCCCAATAAAGATATCACGGGTCTTGGAAAAGAGTTTATCATCTTTAATTATGACGCATTGGAAATGTACAGGTCGGTATTCATTTGCGAAGGAGCACTTAATGCTCTCACACTTGGAGATAGGGGTATTGCCACAATGGGTAAATCTATTAGTGCCTACCAAGTCAATGAGTTACTTAAATCCTCATGCCAAAGATATATTATACTGTTGGACCCAGATGCCAAGAGATATGCAGTCAATCTTGCGCTCAAACTTGTTGCCTATAAAAAGGTCAAGGTGGTGTTTTTACCAGACGGTAAAGATGTAAATGATTTGGGGAGGAAACAAACACTCAAGCTAGTATATCAAACAAGGTATCAAAGTTATCAAGAACTCGTTCAAATTAAGAACTCTTTGGAATAAGGATTTCCTATTATATTATATAACTTAAAATATTAATGAT